AATGAAACAAGTTATTATGAAAATTTATATGAAAATAATAACGTTGATTTTTTTGTGGTTGATAAAAAAAATAAGGAATTATTAATTGAGTTATTTATTTCTTTGGTAAATAATAATAAAATTTATGAAAGTTTATATATTCAACAAATTAAATTGGAAGATAATGAAAACTGCATAAAAGATTTATTTAATTACTTTGACAAAAAGACCCAAATATTAATAGCCGAAATAGTCCCCAAAAATTCTTTCAATTTCATTAAACCAATAATCAGCGAAAATAAAAATCCCAACATATACAATTGTTCCGTGTGTGGTGATCGATTTAATTTAAAAGAAAAATATAATTGTAAATTATGTAACCTTTCTCTCTTTTGTAGTTATGAATGCGCCAAAATTTCCGGAGAGCATCTAAATTTGCATGAAGCTTTAAATAAATTTTATATGAAAAATTTCGAAGTAAAAAATTTATTAACAGAAAAAATTTCATTATATGAAGAAAAACAGTGTATCTATCCTCGACCAGAAGGAGCAACTCCGTAAAGAGGCGCGCGGTATTGTTGAGCTTGCTCAAACCGAGAAGCGTGAACTCACTGAGGAGGAGCAAGGCCGAATCGAAGAAATCAAGGAGGAGCAGAAAGCCTTGGACGATGAGCTGAAAGAGCTTGAGGAGAAGGCCAAACGCACCGAAGATAAACCCGAAAATGAACCGTCAGCCACTGACGATGAAAATAAAGAAAATAATACTCGTATGAAACAGAATTTTTCTATTTTGAAGGCCATCCGTTCTGTGGCTAACGGCCAAGAACTCGATCCTATCGCCTCCGCAGTTGTGAATGCTGGTAAGGAGGAAATGCGTGGTATGTCTATCAGCGGTCAGATCCAGATCCCTGTAGAGAAACGCGCCGTAACCGTTACCGGTGAAGCTGGTGAGCACGACGATGTAGTTGCCACCGATCTTTTCAATGTTCTCGAACCTCTCCAGCATCAGCTCGCTATGGCAAAGGCTGGTGCCAAGTTCCTTACCGGTCTTGTTGGTGATGTTCAGTACCCTGTTATGAGCAACGGTGCTGCTAACTGGGAAGGTGAAGTTGACGAGGCTGATGACCTTGGTACTACTTTCTCCAGCGTGAAACTCCAGCCAAAGCGCCTCTCCGCTACCATCGAGGTTTCCAAACAGTTCATTATGCAGGACAGCGTTGGAGCAGAAAATGCTATCCGTAATGAGATGGTTAATGCTATCGCCCAGAAGCTTGAGGGTACTATCCTTGGTGATGCCGCTGGTACTTCCACCAAGCCCACCGGTATCTTCTATGGTTCTACAGACACCGTTACCGACTTCGCTGGTATCTGTGAGATGGAAGCCACACTCGAAGAGAACAAGTTTGTTGGTGAGAAGCACTACATCCTCAGTCCTTCCGCCAAGGCCGCTCTCCGTTCTATGATCAAGGGTACCAACGCTACCGGTATGGTATTCGAGAATGGTGAAGTTGATGGTACTCCTGCTACCTGCACCGGTTTCATTACTGGTAAGAAGGTCGCTGTTGGTCAGTTTGACCAGTATGTGATTGGTCAGTGGGGTGCTCTCGACATTACCGTCGACCCGTACACCAAGGCCAAGAACGCTACCATCGTTCTTACTATCAATGCTTGGTTTGATGCTAAACCTCTCCGTGAGGGTGCTATCAAGACCTACACTATTACCGAAGAGTAATCGAAGATAGTTAGGTAACATGTGAAGGAGGCTCCAGGGCGTAATGCCTTCGGAGCCTTTTTTATTAAAAGAAACAACATAACAATGAAACAATATATATCTCTCGCCCTCGCCAAAAAACAATGTAATATAGATACCGACTTCACTGACGATGATACATACGTTGAGTGGTTGATCGAAGTCGCTTTGGCGGTGGTTCAGGTCGATCTATGTTGCCCGCTTGAGGCATTCGAGGACGAAAATGGTAAGTTACCGGCACCTATATGTCACGCTGCCTTACTGTATATTGGTGATCTCTATGCTAACCGTGAGGTCAACGCCTACACCAACGTTACCTCCGTTCCATTCGGATACCAATACCTTTTGAATCTCTATCATTGCTATGCTGATGTAACAAGTGAGAAGTATGTGAACGATGTGTTGGCTGATGTGATTAGTAGACTTGAGATTGAACGTTCCACCGGTAGACTCATACTTCACCGTGATCCGGATGGTTATGATGGATTGAAGGGTAAGGTTAAGAAGATGACCGAGGATTCACTGTTGGTTGACGCAGGTAATCTTTACCTCGAAAAAAATAACAACTAACAATGGGAATCAGAGCAGGACTATTGAATGAGGTAGTGGATATCTATCGTCCAACTGTTACCACAAACTCCCTCGGTGAACAGGTTACAGTGTACTCAATGGTTCACGTATATAGAGCCAGGGTGTTACATCGTAGTCACAACAGGGAGAACTTCAACGGTGATATCGTATATCCCAATACCCACTCCTTACAGATGCGTATCTATGTGGATATCCACGACAATGACATCATCAAATTTCAGGATCACTATTACCGCCTTACCCAAGCTCCTTTGTACGACCGTGATCAACAGTGCGTCACATTGGAGATTGAGCAGGTGATTGAAGATATAACTATTCAGTAATGGCATCAAATATCCATATAGAAACCAACGCGGATATTGAATACGATGACTTCTTTACTCTCACCACGAAGGAGTTGAAGAAGGCCATCAAAGATGGCATTCGAAAGGGAATAAACCTTATTCGTTCTGCTGGTAGACAAAGCCTGCGTGCCAAGATGGGTAGAGCAGCAAACCACCACAATCCAAAGTACAATGATACCTTACAACAGGGTGTTCGTGGTACGAGAATTGTCGAGAAAGAAGGAGAACAATACGGTTATGTCACCATCACCTCCAACCGCAAAACTGGTTCTGGTTCGTATCGATTGATATTCTTTGAGGGCGGTACTGTACAGCGTTTTACCCGAAAGGGTTATAATCGTGGTTCTATCAGGGCAAACTTCTTCTTCTCCGAAGTAGTTAACTCTACAGAAACACAAGTGCAGGATGTTATTGATAAAGGAATATCCGATTCGATACAGAAAATAAATCAACGTAAACAATGATTGAGTTCTTCAAAATAACACAGGATTTGGTTAATGCTCTTAAGACAGTGTTACCCAACATATTCCCCTCCCTTGCACCACAAGGAACTTCGTTACCGTTCGCAACGTATACCAGAACAGGGGCAACACCTGGTGAATCGAAGGATGGTAGTTATGAATTGGATACAAACTACACCATCAATGTGATAACTTCCGATTATCAAAGTGGTCTACAGTATGTTGATGCTATCCGTCAAGCATTACAAACCATCAATTCAAACCATTACAGGTATGAATGTACTTTAATCGGTGCAAGTGAACAGGCTTATGATGATGGCTGGACACAGACATTAACCATAAGCATCAACACTACACTAAAGCAGCGATATTAAAAACGAAAGTAGGATTTCTTATTATTTATTCAAATAGAAAATAAACGTTTATTCATTATGGCAAAACCTCAAGTAAAGAATATCCAGAAGGGTACTGATATAATGGTGTTCCTCAAGCAAGGTGACACCTATAAATCCATTGCCCACGCCACTTCCCACACCTTCAATCTTACCGGAGAGACCACAGAAGTTAATTCGAAGGACTACGGTGAGTTCGGTGCACAGGAAGTTCAGAAAATCAATTGGGAGATTACTTCCGAAAACCTTATGACTGATGATTACGAGACCCTTTTCGATCTTATGATCGCCAAGACCAAGGTTGACCTTGTGTTCGGTATGAAATCCATCACTACCTCTATCGAGGAACAGGCTGATGGTGCTCCCGCCTATTACACACCAAAGAACAATGTTGCCTCGGGTTATCAAGGTGCCAAGATGGGTAAGGCCGTTATCTCCAGTCTTCAGGAGAATGCACCTAACGGTGAGAACGCTACCTTCTCGGTTACATTCACCGGCGTTGGTGCTATCACACGCGTTGCTAACACACAGCCTGAACCTTAATCACCACTGGTTGTGAAGATTAATTAAGAAAGGGAGTCCGATCGGACTCCTTTTTTAGTATCTTAATAAAATCCTAACAGTTTGTTATTATATAAAAGAAATAAAAAGAGGAATATGGAAAGTATCAAAACATTAGAGCAAGTAACTAAATTTGAGGATTTTAACCTTTATGAGTCATTTCGCACTCATATGATCTACGAGGAGGTTACGAAAGAGTCGTTTACTCTGACCAGCATCAAGAATATTCTTATTTATTTCTTCGCCAACGTAATGGCTTGTAACCGAGAGTTGGCCGTTGATTTCGATGAGTTTCTTGATTGGTTGGATAAGAATCCCAATATGTTGAATGATTTTATCGACTGGATGACCAAATCCAATAAGAAGGATGTAGTGAAGTCAGAGGAGCAACCCAGTGAGGAGGCTGAAAAGTCACAACCCTTTCACGATTAAGGAACTCTTCCGGATTCTGTGTTTTGAGTACAGGATAGTAAGCGTGGATTACTTCCTGGATAAGATGAGTAGAGATGAATGTATATGGATACTTCAAAACCTGGAATACACTGATAAGAACCTTTGGGAAGCATCGAGATTTAAGGTTTTTTCAACAATCGCAATGTTCTCAAAGAATAAACCATCACTCACTGACATACTACGGTTTCCTTGGGAATCGGAAGAGAAACAGACAGATGAACCACAACAGCCAGGGATGACGGACGAGGAGAGACACGCAGCAGAGGCATATATTATTAGTGTGCTGGAGAAACAAAATAAAGAGTAAACAATGGCTGGTTCAGTATATCAGACTAAATTGACAGCAGATACCACCCAACACGACCAAGCGCTGGGTCGTTCTGCTAAACAGGTATATAACTATAAGAAGGAGGTCGACAAGGCTGATGCCGGTGTAGATAAACTGGGGAAAACATTCAGTAAATTCGCTGGTGCATTAAGTCTTGTAACCATAGCAACTGGTACTTTCAAGTCAGCAATGCGACAGAACGCTGAACTGGCTGACCGTTGGGGGCAATCAATGCAGGTATTGAAAACCGCAGCAAGTGATTTCGCTTACTCATTATCCACTATGGATTTCAGTAACTTCTTCAATGGTTTAGGTGATATCGTTACCCGAGCTCACGAAGCATACAATGCTTTGGATAATCTCGCTACGTTACAAGCACAGATCTCCGGTAGGAACTCCAAACTTCAAGCAGACTATGAGGAAGCATACCGTAGATTAAAGGCTGGTGATAAATCAGCTGCGGATGATATGCGTAGGTTAGCCGCCGAGATGGATAAGAACAACCAGGAGGTTGTTGAGGCCAGGAGAACATCAATGATGAATACAGTTCGTCTAAATACCACATCAACGGGTTCTGCTGGTGGTAATTGGTTACTTGGTACAAAACCTTACGAATACAAATTCGAATTTTCAGATTCCCAACTTGATGACTTGGCTGAACTTGTTATGGATACCGACAAGCTCAATAGCAAGGTAAAACAACTGGAGGCTACATATAAGGCAGCGGAGAAAAGAGCCAGTGAGTACAACAAACAAAACCAGGTTTGGTACGATGTAGCGAAAGCCAAAGCTGAATGGGAGGCATATCAGAAGTTACAGAAACGTTATGGCGACCCTGCCGATGAAGGTTCTGCCGGACAACAGTTCCTCAATGACTGGATGACTAATCAGAATCAAAGACAACAGGAGAATGCATTTCAACGTATGATCGAAATGCGTATTAATATGGCTTTGAATAAGGCGGAGGGACCTAAATCGACTAGAACTACTACTGATAAAGCTGATGAGATACTACCCCCTGGTTCTATAGCAGAAGTCGAAAAGAGATTGAAGAATCTCCGCGATGCTTATAACCTTGCTACAGAAGATGGTGGAGAAAAAGGTCGTCACGCTATCCTCCAACAGATACACGCCGCAGAAGATGAGTTGAAGAAGATGAAGTTCGATCCAAGTGATCTACTTCCGGAAGGCTCCCTCGCTAAAATGGAAGCCAGGTTGAAGGAACTGAAAGAGAAGTTCTCTAACGCTACCACTGATGCTGAACGTGATAAAATCCGTAAGGATATTAAGACTGTTGAGGATGACATCAAGAAGATAAATGGTGATGTCAATATAAATGTTAAGACCAAACGTCAACAGATCAGTGAGGAGATACAGAAACTCCAGGAAAAAATGGAGAACACCTACTTCGAGATCGATATGAAGATAAAGAAGGGTGATTTGGATGGGTTACAGAAATTGCTTGATTCGTTGGCTGCTGATGGTAGTAAGATTGATGAGTTAACCGAGTCTATAAACCATCTTAATGAGGCTACTATGACCCCTTCTGAAAAGATTCAGAAGAAGATCAAGGAGATGGAGGATGCGTATAAAGGATGGGGTGAGATAGGTGCTTCCAGTGCTGATGCTATAGCAAACGCATTCCTCGCACTATCCAATACAGAGGATGATGTAGCAAGCCATAACCTCAAGACAATGGCTACATTGATGGGGCAGATCGGTAGTGTCATACCAAAAGTACTTGCATTAGTCTCTGCCAGACAGGCAGAAGCTCTATCAGCAGGTATCGCTGGAGCAGCTAAAGTACCTTTCCCTGGTAACATTCCAGCTATCGCATCTATAGTTGCCGAGATTATGGCTATGTTCGCTACCGTATCACAATTTAAATCCAAGGCACAATCGTTCGCCGGTGGTGGTATCTTTGAGGGCATAGGTAGTAAATTTGGAGATATGCATATCGCCAGAGTCAATCCCGGAGAGATGATACTTAATCCACGTCAGCAGAGAAATCTATTCAGGTTACTCGATGGCAATCTTAATATCGGTGGTAATAACAATGTCGGAGGAGATGTAACATTCAAGATCAGTGGTTCTACATTGGTTGGTGTGTTAAGTAACTACAATCGAACCACAGATAGACGCAAATAAATAGATAATTAATGTATTACTATGGAACATTCAGGTCGTTAGACCAATCAGTTGATCCATTAGGACAGGAATATAAGGTGGTTATCCTCACCGGATGGAATGGTGTTGATAGTCCATATCCTTATAAAACCATAATAGTTGGCCGTGATGTAAGACCACAGGTTGTTCCGGATCCCGATAAAGTGGTACAACTGACAATGACAGATCATCCATTCATTGTTACCTACAGCGAGGATGACCTTCATTCTCCACATAAGTTGTCTACGGCAGAGGTATCATTCCTCCAAAACAACTTCAATCTTGATTTCTATGATCCTACCGGTAAGAAGTGTATAGTGATGCTGTTGAAGAAGAACAACAACGTTGTACGAGATGGTAATAATTATCTGAATCAGGAAACTGGAGCTCGTCTATATCAACAGTATATTGATACAGGTCAAGCTATGATGACTGTTGGTTTCGTACCAGAACAGGTGGATGCCTTCTGTTACACTACAGAATGGATTGGGTTCGCTACACCGGATGTATTGAACGGTGAGTTCTCTCATATATTCGACCGCTTCTCCTTAAATGCACAGGATGCTTATAGTTCATTGAAATATATGAAATACCAGTATAAAGGTGATGTATCCGATATAAATTCATTACTTCGTAACGGTAAGGAAACCATCCTGAATCTGATTGCTTCCCTGGGTACCTATAAGAAGGTGTACATATCCAACACTATCCGTTTCTTCGGTGAAACCAAAACAGCATTGGATTCTGTTAACCATCAACAATGGAACTGGTTTGATGAGAATAATGATGCTGATGTAGAGGTGCTTGATCCGAGTTCGTCATTGAATGTAGTGGATAACTTATTGAATTATTTTGGTTTGAAAGCTATTCCCTGGAAGGATTCGGTGATTATTACAACACCGGAAGCTATCGCTGGTGGATTCAACAGCTACTATGTTTATAGTAGACCAATAACTCATACAGAATGTGTTATAGCTCCTCCGGATAGTCGGGTATTCAATCAGGAAACGAATAACACATACCTTACATTAGGATATGATATTACCGGTGATGACTTCAATGGACCATCAATGCAAATATCTACTGATGAGGTATATAACTCCACTAAATTAACAGTCAGTGAATTTCCGGTAGATAACCTCATTCCGGATTTCAGTGATGATCATAATATTACCGGTGTTGGTGAAGGAATACAATTAAGTAATGACTTCTATTTCAAGTCCGGTAATCAAAAAATGTACTGGTACTGGGAACACGAATGCTTCTGGCCTCATAAGGAGAACTACATTCACGGTGAAGATGTTGAGTTATACTATTATGAACCAAGTAGTTCAGGTCCTGGGTGGGGTCAACCACAAAGAGAGAACCCTACTTGGTTTACTTTCGGACAAACATTACTTCGTACTCCGTTCGCTTGTATCCTGGATGATGGTGGATTCCAAATCGGTACTGATAAGACAGAAGCTGAATGTTTGATGCATCCATACAATCCATCCAGAAAAATATACTTCAACACACCGGGAGGATTTAGTCCTCGTAGTGATTATGGTAACTATGGTAACTATCGTGGAGGCAACCGTAGGTTTAAGTACTGGCAGACGATGATGAGAGTACGTACAAAACCATTCGTCGCCAAGAGAGGTATGTGTATGTCTCTTACTGGTGATTGGACTTTCTACTCTTCCGCTATGGTAAACCTATTACAACAGATCCCACAACAGACAGAAGAGACTGCTAATTCCAGTATACGAGAAGCTAAAATAGCTTCCAATGCCGGATTCATTCCTATGAAGATACGCTGTAATGATAAGTATCTGTACCAAAATTCTTCCGGATTCCATTGGAGCAGTACTGAATGCGAATGTAAAGTGTTCGTGGAGTTGGGTGATCAACAAAGTAGTGATGTACTCGCATTCAATAATCCACTTCGTTTTGAACATACATTTAGGAACTTCGAGAGCGAGATGATTGTTCCGTTACCATTCGATAGCGATGAAGAGGTAAAACCAATGGATATAGAAATCTGGTTCTCTCGTCCTATCGGGGTAAGTAGTACTCTTTGTTCTTGTGCTACATTAACCAACTTCGATGTAAAGGTATACACACAGGAATATGTCACAGCTCGTAAACGTGGTGATTCCGGCGAAACCGACACTGAATACAAATCCAGTTTCGATGAAACAGTCATCAATGAGAACAATAACGTTGATATTATGGTTTCCAGTGATGCCAATAAAGGATTACGTTATTCTATGGTTGTTGGTGGTAATGCTACCGATGGATACAATGTAATCGACCGTGTGAGTAACATTGCAACTTCACATTCATCCTTACCGGAACAAGGTGTTGTGGAGAGTATTATGGCTCAATATAAGAAACCTAACATTATTCTATCTGATGACTACAAAAGAGGTGAATTGACACCTATATCGAAACTCCGTTGGCCCACTCAAATGGGTGATAAGCGATTCATTCCTACCAGTTTTGAAATTGATTATGAGTATGAAAACGTGAATATGAATATCAGGGAGATAGCTATAAATGAGGTCACTCCAGTAGTTATCCGAGCTAATCGCACCCGTAATCAAAGACGTAGAGGTGATATTATCAATTCCGACTTCCTCCTGTGGAGAGAACCAAGCGAACTTGTATCCTCCAATAATAGGATAATAGATGGGTTCACCTGCTCTCTTACAAGAAATCAATCCACAGGGCATTGGACTATTTCATCCCAAACACCGGAAGTATCAGGTCTTACATTCCAACCAGTATTCGAGGATTGTAATATGCTGGTTTCCATACCGGATGAGTTGGATTCTGATATTCAAGTATATATTGAAAATGATAGATTGAAGATTGATGCACCTATAAACAACAGTGGTCGAATCAATTCGATACAACCAATTAATGGATAAATAAACAGTTAATGATATGGTAATTGATCTTGGAAAGATAATCCCTAAAATCAGGGGTGAATACAACGGAGCAGCCACTTATGACACTTTAGATATCGTGTTTTACCTTGGCTCCAGTTATATAAGCAAACAGGATGGTACATCTAATAAGCTTCCTACTAATACCACATATTGGCAGATGTTGGCTGCTAAAGGTGATACTATTACACAACTTACACCACAACAGTTGGCAGAGGTGGTTCAACAGGTGATGAACGAAGGTGTGGTGGTGGATTCCGGATACGCAGAATTCAAATCCAATACGATGAATACACTACAGAATATGAGTGAACCAGGTAATGGTACTATTCAATTCCAACGCAATGGTGTGAATATTACGGGTGGTAGTTTTACAACGAATCAATCCACTAATAAGAACATCAACATTCAGGTACCAACCAAGATGTATGAAATGTCTGATTATAGCGACTTTATGAGTCGTGTAGCCAATGGTGGTATCGAGATTCGTAAGTCCGAAGATGAGAACTATAACATATTCGATAAGGTTGAAAGTGGTATGATTTACTTGTTCGATACCGCTATCAATTCCCTCCGGATAGATAACCTGATGGGAATTACCGATATAACGAGTGTTGTCCCGGCTCGTATTATATTCGATGTATCCGAACCATTCCAACCTCAATTTCCAGGAGAGTATTACATTAATGATCTCGCTGATTTTGTAAGTGATAGTTCCACGTGCTTACAAGAGTTCAGGTATGAGTTTGAGATACTTGGTAATATGATAACTATTAAGAAGTATGTGAAAAT